ATGCGCGAATATACTGTGTTGCGCTTAAGAAGCTAGTCTTGAATGCCCATTCAATATTCTTTTGTTCTGACAATGCATACTTAACCATAGTAAAGAATAATTGATTGTATTTGGCAGCTAGATCATCTATCAATATATCATTTTGTACAGCTAATAAAATCTGTCTTAGCTCTAGTGCAGGTATAATACCTGTACTAATTTGTAGTGTGCCGTTTTGTATTCCAACCAATGTTTGATTTAAATTACTATCAACGTAGTATACTTCAAATTGGTTATTTCCGTTGTTTAAAATTTTAACATAGGTATTAGCCGCTAAAGTTAGTTTACCAAACTCAAGACGATTAGTTACGGTAACATTGGGTGCCACAGTATAATCATAACCTGGTTGGTACCAATCAACTTGAGACCAATATAAATTAGTTTTGTAACTTTGTAAACGACTTAATGTCCACGCCGTGCCAGACCAAGTATAAATTGCCCATTTAGTTTGATTAGTTTCATCATTGCTAACTAAAATTCCATACCCACTGCTCAACGATGTTGTATCTACGTAATTTAATTCAGCACGACTAGTAACAGTTAAACTATATAATTCAGAATCTGGATGCGGTGCAGACTCTTCACTATTCAATGTCGTTAATAATTTGCGTTCAATTACAGGATAGGCTAATAAGTCATTATTAACCATAGTCAAGTAATTAGTTAATGCTAATTTGCGATCAACAAATAATGTTTGTCTTGGGCGTATACTAATGCCATATTTTTGTGCTGGAGTTAAGATAGGATCTGGAACAAGATTACCTGTACTATCCTGGCCAGCAAGACTATCAATTAATTTACGTTCAATAAATGCAGGTAGTATACTTGTAGGATTACCTTCTTGTACTAATGCATACTCGCTATGTATTAGTCCAGCATTGGTACTGCGACTTCCAAGATGCAGTACGCTACTTGTGCCAACTAATGATTTGTTAACATTATATAAAGCAATGGTATCATCGCGTAGTACAGCAGCATAAGGGATTCCTTGTGCCTGTGGATTAACAATAGCAGTAGTAATACCATACACGCTATTTGATTTTCCAGCGCGAGTATTAATACTTGTTTTACCAATGACCCAGAAATAATAATTAGCAGTTACAGTTCCTGTTGGTCCAACCGCGCCGTACGTGCTGTACGCAGAGTCATCGTTGTATAATGGTATACCATCACCAACAGTGGCAACATACTGACTTGGTAGTACAGGACTTTCTACCCATTCGTAAACTAAAATATTACTGCCAGGGAAAGCTTCTCCCCAGTGATTCATTCTATAAATTAGTGCATCTTGTTCATAGTTGATATACCGAACAGCGTCGATGTTCCACCAAATTTTACCAACCTGCTCTGGACCCCAATAGTAATCTGAACGTAATGTTAAGTTGGGTTGTATAGTAAGATTGCCGTTATTATAAAATGCAGGATCTTTTGTTAACTGAAAATCAATGTCAGTCCCAACTGCACTTAGTACCTTACCTTTTGCTGGGTCAATGTAATCTATAGCAGATAAGATAACATTATTATTTTTATTGTAAATGAATGTTCTATTAATACTACTAATATCAACCGCGGCCTGTTGTTGTCTTGTACGTACCCATGTAGAGCCATCATATGTGTACACACCCCAACCAGTTGCCCCAGGTTGTGTATCATTATTAATCCAAACTCTGTCTCCAGCAAGCCAGCCAGCAGTTGGTGTAATTGAACTGATTTCACTATACAAATCGATGACCATTGTATCAAGTTTAAATACTGATCCTATACTAGTAAGTGTTCCTTGTGTTGCTAACAATGTATTTGTAGTAGGTAGTATAATTCTAATGCTTGTGCTATTGTAGACTGAATCAACTCTATACAATCCATTGTACACAGGAACATTGACTATTACGTCGCCAGTTTTTTTCTTGACACTAAAGTTTTCTAAGACAAAGTAGTCGCCGGTTACTAACCCGTGAACATCATTAAACACCAATTGTGCATAGTTATCTAGTTCATAATTAAGTGTTGTTGCAACTGCGCCAACGTTTGCAGTTCTATAAACATTCCAACCACCCCCAAAATCTTTAGCTACCCAGATTTTTGATCCTTCTATAAAAGAAGGTGTTTGGGTTATTTGTGTAATATCAAAAATCTGATAATCAACATCGGCAGTATTTACGTATCCGCAGGTTGGTAAATCTTTTGCGTAGACACTTTCTGTTCTATTGTTATAGACAGAGGTTACGGTACTAGAAATATTACTAGCATTGTAAACATTAGATGTTATACTATTACCAGTGACTGCTAAATTAACAATAATATTACCAGCATTATAACTGTCAGTTAATGTAAATGCCACTGGATTAGTTAAGAATACACTTTGGTCAAGAACAAATTCTGTGTATTGATTGTTATCAACATCTCCATATTGACCGACACGGAATGCCCATTCTTCGTAGGTATTAATAGTACTATTAACAGTATCAAATGTAGCAGAGGTTAGTGCTGTAATAGAATTTTGTGTACCTTTTTGTTTGATGTATCCTTGATAAAATTTAGTCTGTGTAGAAATATCAATACCTAGATTACTTAAGAACGGACGCTCACGAAATCCTATTAATCCAGAACTAAACAGTTGAAAGTTTTTATCCTGTGGTGGATTATCAATATTGTAAATGTTTTCAAAGACTTGTGCATTGTGTCCAAAACTAGGCAATAAACCGGTTTGTAAATCTGATAACTTAATCGGAGTCCAAAGAACCAAATTAAAGGTCTGACTAGCCACAACGTCGTTAGGGGCAGTATAGTAAGAATTATTATAAGTGACAATGTCGCCTTGTTTATAATCTGTACCCGGTTGCCATGAATTAATAACAGGATTACTATAGATATATCCAGCGGCACTTAAAGCACCGTCCCAGAAACCAGTTTTAACACCAGTTAATTTTAAACGGAACTGTCGTGTACCTTGCTCGGGAATATAAAGTATATCTCCAAAATTATCTACGTTATCAAATACCAATGTAGTTTCAAATTGAACTAAGTGCAACTCGGCAAATGCAATAGTGCTCAATCCATCAACTGTAGTTACTTGGAATTGATTTTTGCCAGGGTAATCACTTCGCAATACGTTAAAGTTATTGCTCTTAATTGGTTTAAAGTTTACATCTAATAAACGGCTTCCATTGGGATAATTTGTAATTTCATCTACTGTAGTTGTAACAGTCTGCAGATCTAGTGTATCTTTGATAGGATTTAAAACAATTAACACACCAGCATTCCATCCTTGCTGAGCCCAGAATAAGAACTCATTGATGCTCAAGGTCCAATTGCGAGTCATTTCTAATTCTGTGTCAAATCGTTCAAATACAAAGCCCTGGCTAATCAAATATCGTTGATAGCTTATTAGGAAGTCAGCAACTTGTTGTGCGCTAGTAAAAGTAGTACCATAAGGTATTGTAAGTGTTTCTTTGGTACTCTTCTGATACAATTTTACTGTTAATCCATTAACAGTTAATGTAGTAGCTTGGTTGTTAGCTACGCTTGGCTCAATTGTAAAATAAGGATTTGTGGTGTCGTACCCAGCAACACTATACCCTGTATCAGTTCTTGTTACGATCACTGCACTATAACTAACTTTAGTAACCGGAACAGATTTATTTAGATATACTTGATAATTTTCGTTAGGAATAATAACACTAGCGTTAGTGCTGCCTGGGCTAGTTTGTTCAGCTTTTACAGTTATTAAATTTTGATCAGTAAAGCCCGCAACACGATAAGCCAATTGAACATTAAAATTCTTAAAGTACTTTTCAATTTTACTTACTGGATCCATGCCAAAGTTTTTAATATAGTCAGCGATCCAGTTTAGGTAGCCAGCAGTACGCATTACTGTGCCTGGCATAGTTGTGGTATCACCGTTAACTAACAATAAACTTGGAGATATTTTTTGATTGTCTGTATTAGTAAATTGTCCAGTTACTGAATTAGTATAAAAACGACTTAAATCAATTTGTGTACTAAAATACTCTGCCGGTCTTGCTAATGCTAATGCTTGTTGTACAGAATATGCATAATCAGAACTGCGGCGCCAGGCGGTTTCTACTGGACCTTGTTGTCCAACTTGGAAAGCGTTGCCGGCACTACCAGTGTTCAATTGGCGGATTAAATGTGCATCAACTGGGTTTAATAAATTACCTGCAGAGTCAACAGGAATAAAATTAACTAATCCGGGGCGGGCAAATCTAATATCTGTGTATGATATACCGTTATTCCAGATATAACCTGCTTCTAAGTCTTCCCACAATGTGGTATTACCAGAAGTATAAGGCGCAGGACCATAGCGTGTTGTCCACCAAGCGGGTTCGCTAGCAAAGCCCAACATTTCCCAGGGTGCAAGATGCGGTTGATCGGTGTCAAACCAATAGTGATAAACGGCACGCCAGCTTCCTTGTAGGAAACTACCATCAACTACATCTGTAAATTGATCATAGTTCCACGTCCAAGGATTATTAGCATCAAACCATGAGTTGGTTGTGTAATCAATATTGTTACCGCCAACCCACTGTAGGAAATTGCGTGTTAATAGCTGATTCCATTCAGCTAACGTATAATCAGTGTCGCGGAAACGACCGGGAACTGTATCATATAGGTTAATTATATTACGTTCGTATTTTGATTTAATGTTATTATAGATACGTTTTTCAAGTTCCAATAGATATTCATCACGGAAGTCACCAAATGCTGGAGTAATACTGCCGTCGTGTCCACGGATAACATTAATAGGATTTTGATAAGTTGTGTCTAGGTAAATTGCTGGCGGAAATTCTTGTGCCATTCCCAATTTAACAGGAGTTTCAGGAATAAAATTTCCATCAGTATTAATATAGTCGCGAATTGTAATAGTGTCGCCTACTGTTAATGGTACATTAATTACAACTCTAGGAGTAGTTTGATCATAGTAATAATCAATGTTGTTGCTAATTAGCTGAACTCCATTGTGGTATACTAACACCGCACGATTGCTTAGTGTAGACGTATTAAAAATACTAGAAATTTCATAAGCAGTTTGTCTAGAATTTAAGACTGGGTAAACAATTTCATTGTAATTGTTGCCTTGCGGTACCATGTCGCTATAATACCACGGGAAACTAGAATTCTTAACACTATTAATATTTTGTAAAATATTGTCCACACCAGCAACAGGATTATTATAATCTAAACCGCGTAGGCTTTCACAAAGACTTAAAAATTTATTTTTAAATCTTGTATATTCTTGTCTTGCTAAATTTACACTATCAATATAACTAACAGCAGGGTCTGTTAAAAACGCCATTCCGTAAATAACCGGACTGCTGTGTTGTAATAATGTGCCACCTTGCGCTTTTAGATACCTATCTTGGTTAGGTATTGAATCAGTAGGACTTATACTAGTATTTTCTATTAGCTTACTATAATGATTTCTAAGTTGGCCAAGCGTGATAGCCGAAGGAATTAATCCAACATTGCTTTTAACTGTTGGAAAATCTTGATTTAATGTATTGAAATCAAGATTACTTGGAATTTCATAAAACCCAAGTTGACTAATGGTGTTACTCAATACTTTAATATCAATTTTATCACCTAATACTGTGGTGGTTGTTAATGCCACGACTGGATAAATTCCCACCCAACTTATTCCAAGTATACTATCTCCTTCAGCAATACCATCAACACCAGCAGGTGCAGGTGTAGTGATAAGATCAGTATAAGGATTTAATAGTGTATTGTTTAAATAAACTTTTAGATGCGGAACTGTGGCCGATTTAGTAGGCAACACATCAATTTGCACAAAGGTATAATTTGTGCCATTGATAGGTACTTGATATCCTTCGTAAAACTTTGTAATAACTTGATATTGTTCTGACAATTCTAAACCTGGGGTCCAGTTAGTCATTTTTGTTGTAACTGTTAATCCATTATTCTTTACAATATATCCACTACTACAATTTAAAGTTGCTGTGGCACCTGTAGTAGTATTAGTTGTGTAAGTAAACTGATCAGAAATATAGTAGTCCTGGAAAACAATATCGCCGATGTTATTAAAGTTTTGATGTGCTAAAGGAAATCCAAGAACAGAATCATTTGTTCCACTAACCTCAGGATACCCAAATATTTTAGTTCCACTAAATGTTGTATTGGGATAAATTGTAGTGTCACTAAAACTGTATCCGTTGGTATCTACTAGATCAAATAATGGTGCTTGTTGTACAGACGATTTTACTTGACTGTCATGCCAGTTAGTGCCGTCAAACCAGAATGTTTTGCCACCATTAATAAGTCCGTGGGTGGCTGTAATACACTCGCCGGGCTGAATTGGATCATCTGTAGTTTCAATTAATCTTAAAAATAATTGACTATTGATAGTCTGGAAGTCTACTTCCCATACTTCATTTTCAATTAATTTGTCGTAGTCGTTGGCAAATATTACACGCATACCTTGCGTTAATGTAACACCATCTACTGATTTGTTCACTGGATAACTTTGTGGTCCTTCAATTTCTACAAATGCATCTGTCGATGTAAAGGTAATTAAATCAACACTATTTTTAGCTTGCTTACCAAAGTTATATAATTGTAAATTAGGTTCAAACTCAATGATGGCACGTCGTCCAAAGATATTACTTCCGTAGTCTACTTCAGATTGATTATATGTTGCAGTTGACAATAATACATCTCTGTGGAACCAATGGTTACTACGAGACCATGGGTTGCGATCTTGGCTACTACGGTTGACAGTAATATAGTCAGGAGTATCTGTAAGATTAACACCAAATGATTCCGGGACAACCATTTGTGTTACAGGAACTAATGCTATACTTGTGCCTACACCCTCTACATAATATTCACTATTAGCATAGGTGTCAGGTGTTACTAGCGTATCAAAACGAACTTTTAAACCGTTAGTAAAAATTACACCGTTAGGACTGGTATAACCAACTTTTCCAATAATATCATTATTAATATCAATTGGAGAACTTGAATTGTCAACTAATTTTATTTCGCCAATGAACTCAGGGTTAGTCGAATCTTGGTAGTACAAGTAATCAGCAGTAGCAGTAATCAATGGAGCTAAAGTATAATTATAGTTATTATTCAACCAGAATTCTTTAGACGCATAGGTTTTACCTGATATTACAAATATTTTTTGTTGTGGTGTAACTGAAACAATCGGTGTAATTTGAATTATATAATCTGATCCAGACGGTACTAAATTTATTTTCCATATACTTGTTCTATTTTCAAACGGAACTATGCCAGCGAATGAATTAGCCGGACTATCAAATGATTCTGCTAGGCTATCAAACGAAGAGCTATCCAATAACCCAGGAGCTTCCCAGTTGTTTAAATCTGGAGAATTGTTTATAAAAATAAAAGTTTTATTTTGTAATTGATTTGTAATTCCATCTAACCCCTCGGGGAATTTAGAAAGGAACTCACTAAGTGTTGTATTTTGTATGTCGCTATAGTTAAATGTTACTGCGGCATCAACACCGTTTCTACCAGCAGGTGCCACAGTTGGCATTGCTGTATAAAAATCTTGTGCTGACTTTAATGGAACATTAAATGTTATAACTCCAGAATCAGTGCCGTTATTAGAAACACCAAATACTTCACGGGTATTAATAGTTGGCACATTAGGATCAACTCCAGTGACGCCGGGTTTACTTTGGATCCAGAATTTAGATCCCGGTTGATTAATAACAAATGTATAAGTGCCCCCACGTGCCAGGGTTATTTGTTGATCAGGGTGGCCGCCAAGACCACTAAACGTATATCCGCCCACCGCGGTATTTCTATTTACAGTATAATCAGCAGTTAATGGAGTTGCGCCCGCAGTAACGGTTACACTTGCTGGACCATTTGGCAACCAATAGTAGTTGTGATAATTTACAAATTTATCGTAGTCAAAGTGACCATCGTAGTTATAACTTTGTGTGCCAAATAATCGTTGTTGGTTATTTGATAATCCACCAGAGTTATCAATGCTCTGTAACAAATCAATATATTCACTATTGTGTATTATATCGCCATTATCATTTTTAATAACCACGCTTGGTTCAAGTTGATAATTTTTTCTGTTAGGACTAGACTCGGGTACATAGTTATCCCCTAGTTTGTATGTTGGGGCAAATGTACGACCAATATATCCATTAACAGGAACGTTACTAGCATCAGTTAGTAACTGATCCATAGTAGCGCCAAGGAAGCGTTGATTGGTAACCGATCTAAACGGTTCTGGTAAAAAATTTAATGTATTAGTTACGGCCATTAATATGTACCTATTAGGTTATTTCCAAGATTAAGTTGCGCTGCGGTAACAGCACTAATAATATCGATGTTGTCTACTGTTGCGGCTGAGGTAATGATTTCCCATGGTTCTGCATTGATTTGGAAATAGTTACCAAATACTAAATTATCATTGGCAGGTACAATTAATACGCTGGCAATATTAGGTACCAATGTTGTATGTAAGTAAGCAGCTAATTCTGAGAAGTAGAAGGTATCACCAAAATTCCAATTGTTTACATCAAAGTAAGTATTAATAGCGTTAATAACTTGTATCTTTACTTCATTTGGTGTTAAACTAACAGCAGGATTAACAACAACTTGGAAACGTGCTTGTAAACTTGGATCTGCTTTAGCACCAAACAATGGTTTAAATTTAGCAGAATTATAAATGATAGTATCACTAACTGCTTTGAAGTTGTCTAAATTACTATAAGCAATTTCTAAACTACTTGTTGTTGGGGCAACTGGTTCGGTAACTGTGCCAGTTAAATCACGTAACCAATTAACATAACTAGTAGCATAGTCGGCAGTAAGAACATATAAATCGATAATGTTAACTGGTGTAGGATCAATACGATTGCGACTAGGCGAATTGTGTTTGTATTGGAAATATAAACTCTCACGGTGAGTTGCTACATTAGCCACGGTTGTAAATAGGTCTGGATTATCTGGGACTCCAAGCATTTGTGTTTGCGGACTAGTTACCAGGACGTTTGCTGTTTGTACATATCCGTCGGCTTCGGTGATAACATTATAAATGTTCCAGATAACGTCATTGGCAAGTTGGTGCGTCTGATCTGGGGCTGTATTGATTTTTAAAATTTTAACAATATCGCTAATATTTGCACCAATTACGCTGTCGTATACTTTGACGCTAGGATCAAAGTAAAACTTAGTTTCGCTAGCACTACCAAATACATAGGTAAGTTTTCTAAATTGAATATTATATAGGCCAGCGTTATAGGTAAATTTTAATAACCATGTTGTATTGGTGCCAATGTCGGCTGGCAAAATATTTTTCCACACTTGATTAACTTGATCAAAGGTTAAACCAAAATTAACTTTAGCTGCAATCTGCGTAGCAATAGTAGAAATCAGTGTACTAGTAAAATTATTTTTAAATGCAGGAATAACAGCTTTAACAATAGATCCAGTAGGAACCGCCATACCAAAATAAGTTTGACTATTGCCAACGGTATTAGTAACTGTTGAATAGAACGATGTTGCATTGGCATTAGCGTTAGTCAAGAACTGTACACTTGCGCCTGCTGTAACATATCGTAAATTGCCGCCGGCGATTGCGCCAACATTAATAACATTACCATTGTAAGTTAAATTACCCCAACTACTTGATGTTGTGTTACCGGATTGCACCCATGTTACATTACTGTGTGTTGGTGTATATCTTGGATAGTTAGCATAATAATAGTTAACCATTTCTGTAGAACTAATAATTGGAATAATATCGTTGTAAATTGCTGAGTAGATATCGTTTGTGGTCAGGAAACTAAAGGTGTCGGACCCAAACGTAGTATTAGCAACAATGTATCCGTCGTCGCAGAAAATGTTTGTGCTACTAAAACTTCCAGTAGGATCTAAACTATCTAAGTATGGGCTTACACCAGAGCTTGTACGATTTACAGCTTTAACTTTTTGAATACTTGTAAATGTTGTTAGTGGGAAGACATTATAATCCTCACCGGTGATCATACGATTCTGTGTGTAGTATTGTTGTGGTGCGTATGTCTTAATACTTTGTAAACTTTGTGCGGCTGTGGCATTAGTTACTGTGTATTTTAAACTAGCGGTAACCGTTAATGTTTCAATGCTACCGCTAGCACTAATGTATGGAAAGGCTATAGTTACTGCAGCCATATCATCTGGGGTAATAGTATATGCTAGTCCGTTGCTAGTACGATAATAAAAACGGAAACTACCTTGTGGAATGTTAGAAAAATTTCCATCGCCAAATACCAATGTAACTTGGTCATTGTTGCGTGTAGAAATCTGATATAGATTTTTATCAGTAGAAGAATTGTAAACTACGTTAATACCAGTTAATGCAGGCACTGGTGTCCAGACTGTTTGAATTCCATTGTTAACATTTAATCCATATAACCATGCATCTGTATTGTTAATATTATTACTGTTAACCGGTACTAGGTTATTTGGAATAGCATTTTGAATAGTAAAGTTTGTGGCTTGTAGTGTACCTTGTTTAAAATAAACAAAGAACCCTGTGTTGTTACTAGAGTTACCATTGTTGTCATTACGATAAAGAATATTAAACTTGTTAGCCAACACTGGAGGATTTTCATAGATGTATGTCTCCCCTCGTGTAGTTGCGCTTACAGCTTCAAATGTAACTGGTGTAGTTTGAATAGGTACCGTAAATGGTGCCACAGGTAAACTATTATTGTTTAAGCTAATGCTGTATTCATCTGTTTGTATGCCGTTGATAACTTGGCTATTAGCTGGCTTGCCTACTGCTTGTCCTACATTTAATGCAGAATTAATAATGGTAGTAAATTGTTCTAGCCAATTACCGTTAGTTAAATCATTCCAGTAAATTGTAGCGTTAGATAAATTAATACCATTGCTGTCGGTAATACTTTCTGTAGTGCTGATACTGTCAAATTTTAATAAACCACTTGCGCTTTGAGTACGTGTTGGGTTGTAGGCTAGCATACGTGCTAGTTTTAAAATACTATCACGACGCTGTGCTGTATCAATGAAGTTTTCACGTGCGTTTAAATCTGTACGGAAACTTAAACTCTGTCCCAAAAATGCAATCATATCAATGAGTGCTAGGTATTCTGAACTTTCTAAAAAGTCGTTAAATGTGTCTGGGTAATAAGTTTTTAAATAGTTAATCATTGAGTTACGAAGTGTTTCAAAATCGTAACTAGTGAAGTCTGCGTTAGTAAATGCCTGATAGACTTTAGTCCAGTCTTGATTTACCAGTAGATTTGTTTGACGTGTTGTTTGTGCCATATATAATTACCCTGTATTCAGTATTTATCAGGTATAATTATATGGTCAGTTAATTTGTGGTTAAAGTTGCTGATTGTTTGTTAAAATTTAAGTTGATAGCATCAACTTGATTTGATGGGATATAAGTTAAGGTTATTTCTACTTGTAATCCGTTGGTTTGTTCTGTTACTGTTACATTATTAACCTGTAGTCTGGGATCATATGCAACTATTCTTTTAATATCATTGCTGATAATGTCTCTAGTAGTATCATTTAATGGCTCAAACATCTGATCCCAAATAATAGTACCAAAACTGGGTTGCATAAGCTTCTGGCCCTTACGAATATGGAAGTAGTTAATTAAATCCTGTTTGGCTAAAGCATAGTCCGTAAGGCTATACTTCTTTTTGCTAGCTAGGGTACTAAATCCGCGATATACTATGGTCATAATAATATTTATTAACTTACAGATACGTGGGTACTACTTAACACAGCTACCGCATAACGTCCTTGATTATAACTAACTGCTCCTGAACCCACATTATTATATCTCCACGCCCATGCTCCAGTACCATTGCTTTCGCTTGGGGTTGGTCCAGTGCCAGTGCCTAATGTCCATGCTACTGAGATCATTCCTGCTATTGTTTGCGTATTATCGGCATCTTGTATTGCGCCAGAATTTATGCAAGCAGAATACGTATCAATTAATAATTGGTATGCTAAATGATCCTGGGCTGCTTGATTTGTTAAAAATCCGTTTAAATTTTTAATATTGTAAGAATAATCTTCGTAGGAATTGTATGCTGGTTGCCAACAATGACGAAATGTTACTGCATTATTTCCGTACGTTTCTACGCTTCCACTGGCTAGCAATCCATAGTTTTCTAATGTCTGTGAATCAAATTGATATCTACCCAATTTATTATTACTACCAATTAGATTATAGTCCCATGCACTTTCGTTATAAGCTATCTGTGCTAATAAATTTTTTAATTGTAAATTAGACAATGCTCCATTTAATACCAATGTTGCCCAGTTAGGAGGATCCATTGGCATTCCTGATACTCCTGGTGTCGTAATACGGCCTAGCCAACTTACTGGAAGTTGGTTTTCAACTAATGCTCCTGTTGCTGCCTGTATTCCTGGGTCCATGGTTGTCATTATGATCTACTCCATGGTTCGTGGGTTGGAGCTACTGTACATATAGTATTAATTGGGTTGCCGCCCGGGCCCCATTGAGTTCCGTCGTACGTTACATTAGGCTTCGAGGGTACGTCAATAATAACTGGACTAGGTTCTGGAGCACTACCGCTGTTTAAATTAAGTTTACTGCCATCAATATTAATTACATCGCCAGATCCAATACTAATTGGTCCACCAGCAGCATAGGTTGTGGTCCCGCTTGCACTTAATTTAAGAGTACCGTCAGATGCTACTGTAATACTTGCTAGTGCGTTAACCGCAACAGATTGGGACGATGTAATTTTTACACCGCTGTCTCCGTGCATCTTTAATGTTCCTGGGGTACTAATATTCACACCAACTTCTCCGTGTAAATTAATAGTACCTTCCGATCGCATATTGATGCCACCTTTAGCATAGACGTTAATACTACCATTTTTACTAAACTCAAACCATTGCAAACCTGTTGCGCTAGCGATGTAAAGAATTTCTTCTTTGTCATTCATTAGTATTTGATGTCCGCCACTGGTGCGTAATCTAATTAATTGATCGTTGCCGTCTTTATCGCCGTCGTCCATGACAAACGTATGTCCGCCTTTGCGAGCTATAACTGCTTGCTTTGAATCTTCGCCAATGGCAGAATTAGTCTGTTGTGTTTTAGTTAAACTTGGGCCGGGGGTACTAATACCATAAACATTACTAGGAGCTTCACGTAAACTACTAGAGCTAATAGCACCACGAATTTTATCTTTGTTAAGACCTTGATTTACTAGTACTGTATTTTGATACTGATGTACATAGCGAGGAGTGGCAGTAATAGCATCAGGTGTTGATGCTTCTTTAGATCCGGTATAGGCTTCAACTACTGGACTATTGTTGTCTACAGGTAAACCATCAGCAGGGTTTGGTGGTTTGGTTGTGGTGCCAACGTTTCTACCAATGGCAGGAACCATCTGGTGTGTGGGACTATCATATATACAGCCAATCCAGTAACCGCGGCCTCTATCGCCTGCGGCAAATATTACTAAAACTTTATTGCCAATGTCGGGTGGGACCATCCACATACCATAGCTTTGTCCTGTGCTCCATTGTGCGTCGGTGCCATTGGAGTCTGAGTCTTGACTATCTGTGCCAAACGTCTTTCCATAAAACGGACTACAGTAACTAACTAAAACTTGGCTATCGGGATCTGTTTTTACTCCGCCAAAGTCTGGAATGTAAACTAACATTTGTCCAGAACGTGTACCTTCAACGTGCTTTACTACTACAGCTTCGTAAGGACCCGGGTCAATGGTTACGCCCGAACTACCATCGGCTTTTGCCGCTGGATCAGCTTTAGAGGAACGTATATTATTTGTTGCCATGTTATATAATTATCCTCCGCCGTACCGTGTTGCATCGTATTGTGAGTTAACTACCCCAGCACTATCAAGTGTTGCTTGACTAGCGGTAGAATCGCCAGCAGCTTGACTTTGGTTGCCAAGCGTAGAATTTGTTAATCCTAGTACACTTTGCCCTAACCCAGTGAATGCTTTTCCTACAGCACCCACTGCCTGACCTACTAGACCGTTAACAGCACCTTGTACAGTACCATTCAATGAATTTAAATTATTTTGTAATAGTCCGACTGCACCACGTCCTGTATTAGCTGGCGCAGAACTATCAATAATGTCGCTATTTGAAAGTCTGACCAAACTTAATCGTTGTGTAAACACACCCCCAGAAAATGTATTTTTAATCACTTTAGCTGAGTATTGTCCACTGAATGTACTCGGTACAGAACCAATTGGTGGGTATACTAATCCTTGATTTGTGATATCTGAATCAAGATCCTGAGGAGTATTAATTCGTAACGAAACAATTAATTCGCCATCGTCCATTTTAATCTGGCCATATTGTTGTGCCAAGGCAAACTGGCTTAAGAGGCCATTAAAAATACTACTTGAGTTTGGGTTGGGATTATATAACCAATCATCTTGTTTTAACAGCGTTGGATCGCCGACTATTTGTAAATCTACATTAATCATTGCCGCATCGCTATTATAAATTGAACCCATTACGTTAGCAGCAGTTTGTTTAGCTGGATCGTTAATAATACCTGCACCTGTTGTTTCTCTTTGATCATTGACAATATTTTTAAATCGCAATGGAGTTAAATTTGGAATTTGACTAAACCCTGGAAGTATTCCTAAAGATCCCAACAATCGTGGACTTAATATTAAACTAGCCGCATAATCTAAAATATTGTCAATTGCTGTACTAGCAGTTACGTTAGTACTTGCTTTTTGGGTAGTATATGAATTAACTGCGGTATAAAAAGTATTATCAAAATTTATTTTTAAATCTAGTACATCAATATTCTTTCCTGTATAAAGATAATTGTAAGATTTTACTGTATACGGTCTACTATCAGTTAATGTTGGTGCGTTTGGATGTTTAGCGTCGTACACCGAGTATTGATGAATATTATAAGTAAAGTGCTTGGCATAATTATTTCTTATATTATCAAATGCTCCTAATGTTTGAGCTCCGCCCGCGTCTGTTCCAGCATAGGTAGTGCTTATTGTTGTTTTAAAAGTATTTAGAATTTGTGTTTCGCTGGTCTGAACGTCGCTTGGCTTATCATTTTGTTTATCTAGTCCAAGTTGACCAACGACATAATCTGATGATAAAATAATTTTATTAATAACCTCTTGTATTTGTGTTCCTGCTGGGATACTAAAATTTCCTTTGGAAAGATCTATTCCTTTGGCATTAGGATCAGCCTGAGCAATTGACGCTTGCTTAGGATAAACAATAGTACATTTACCAATTGCGC